TATCAAATAATATCTGTACCTGGTCATCCTGGTAGAAGATATTGGGTTCCTAAAGGTGGTGGATTAGTTCCAGGTGCTATTAGCATTTATGATGAAGGAACTTTAGTTGGTACTGCTGATAGTATTACTCAATTAAATTTTGTTGGGGCTGCTGTTACTGCTGCTGCTCAACCTCTAGGAATTGCTGCTACTATGACAATCATTCCTGCTACTGTGCAGGATGAACCTCCTTTAAGTCCTAAAACAGGAGAACTTTGGTGGGAAAGTGATACTGGAGATTTATTCATATATTATGATGATGGTACTAGTTCTCAATGGGTTCTTGCTAATGCAGGTGGTATGGGAGATAAAGGTGATACAGGAGATAAAGGTAATACAGGACCTTCAGGTGGTCAAAAGGGACAAAAAGGAGAAGTAGCTGAAAAGGGACAAAAAGGACAGCAAGGAGATAAAGGTACTTTAGGACAAAAAGGTCAAACAGGTGATGTAGAAGCACAGGGTAATAAGGGACAGAAAGGGCAAGATGGTGAGAAAGGACAAAAAGGACAGCAAGGAGATAAAGGACAACAAGGAGATAAAGGTCAGAAAGGTGAAGTAGGTCAAAAGGGTCAAACAGGTGATGTAGAAGCACAGGGTAATAAAGGTCAAAAAGGAGAAGTAGCTGAGAAGGGGCAGAAAGGAGAAGTAGAAAAAGGACAAAAGGGAGAAGTTGGTGATAAAGGACAAAAAGGACAAAAAGGATTTGGTGATAAAGGTCAGAAAGGAGAAGGAGATAAAGGTCAAAAAGGTTTAGCAGGTGATGTAGAAGCACAGGGTAATAAAGGTCAAAAAGGATTTGGTGATAAGGGTCAGAAAGGTAGTATAGGACCTTCAGGTGGTGAAAAGGGTCAAAAAGGTGAATCTGTTAAGGGGCAGAAAGGTGATACGCAAAAGGGGCAGAAAGGACAAGATAATTCCACTAAAGGGCAAAAAGGAAATGGAGATAAAGGTCAAAAGGGACAACAAGGAGATAAAGGTGAAGCAAATGATAAAGGACAAAAAGGAGAAGATAATTCAACCAAGGGTCAGAAGGGAGAAGCAGAAAAAGGTCAGAAAGGACAAGAAGGACAAAAAGGTCAAAAGGGATTTGGTGATAAAGGACAAAAAGGACAAGATAACTCAACCAAGGGTCAGAAGGGAGAAGCAGAAAAAGGGCAAAAAGGACAGCAAGGAGATAAAGGTGAATCAATAAAAGGTCAAAAGGGAGAAGATAATTCTACTAAAGGTCAAAAAGGAGAAGCAGAAAAAGGGCAAAAAGGAAAGCAAGGAGATAAAGGTCAAAAAGGAGAAGGAGATAAAGGTCAAAAAGGAGCAGATAACTCAACCAAGGGTCAAAAGGGGGCAGCACAAAAAGGTCAAAAGGGACAGCAAGGAGAGAAAGGTGAATCAATAAAAGGTCAGAAAGGTGAAGTAGAAAAAGGTCAGAAGGGAGAAGGAAATAAAGGTCAAAAAGGAGAACCAGGAACTGATGGTAATGATGGTAATAATGGAACTCCAGGCAATAAAGGAGCACAAGGACCTGCAGGAACTGATGGAAATGATGGCAATAATGGAACTCCAGGCAATAAAGGAGCACAAGGACCTGCAGGAACTGATGGAAATGATGGTAATGATGGTAATGATGGTAATAATGGAACTCCAGGCAATAATGGAACTCCAGGCAATAAAGGAGCACAAGGACCTCAAGGAAACCAAGGACCGCAAGGAAATCAAGGTAATCAAGGTAATAAAGGATCTCAAGGTGGTCAAGGAAACCAAGGAAACCAAGGACCTCAAGGTAACAAAGGAGCACAAGGACCTCAAGGAAACCAAGGACCGCAAGGAAATCAAGGAAATCAAGGACCACAAGGTAATAAAGGAGCACAAGGTCCTGGTGGACAAGGACCGCAAGGAAACCAAGGACCTCAAGGAAACAAAGGAGCACAAGGACCACAAGGTAATCAAGGAAATCAAGGAAACCAAGGTCCTCAAGGAAATCAAGGACCACAAGGTAATAAAGGAAACCAAGGTGCTCAAGGAAATCAAGGAAACCAAGGTCCTCAAGGAAACCAAGGACCACAAGGAAACCCAGGAACTAGTGCATCACTTCCATCTGGTATTGTAGTTGTTTGGAGTGGTTCTTCTAGTAATATTCCTAGTGGTTGGTCATTATATACTACGCTAGCTGGCAAATTTGTTCTTGGTGCTGGTGGAAGTTACAGTGGTAGTGGTGGATATGCTGATGCATCAGTTATCAGTCACACTCACGGTGGTGGTACTTATACTGCTGGTTCTAATGGTGCTCATCAACATAGTCAAGCTGCCTATCCACCATATTATGATGCAGAAAATGATGGTTTTACTGGATGGGCAATGAGTACTTCATATAATTATACCTATTCAAGCCAAAATGTTGGTAATAATACTGGTTCTCATACACACAGTATGAGTGGTAGTTCTGGTGCTGCTTCTGGTGCAGTATCTGGAACTAATAGAAATATGCCACCATACTATGTACTTTGCTGGATTAGGAAAAACTAGTATAATATAGTATAATATAATATAAATGATTAATTTTTTACGTTATGGAAAAACAATGGTATCATGGTTATCATAAAGCAAGTAATTTTGACTCAATAGGTAATTGGTGTATTACTGAAGATTTAAAAAAAGATCATTATCTTTTTATGGAAGATATTCTCCATTTGTTGACGGAAGAAAGAATAAAATCTGTTCCATTAAAATCTATCGGATGGAAAAATAAACATAACTTTCCAGCACCTTGGTCAGGAAAACGATATGATGAAGCTGATGTAAAATATCCAGGCATTATTACAACTGGACATAATCCTTATGATAATGATTATAGAATGGTTGATGGAAGACGTAGAATGCACAAATTATTATCCAGTGGAGTTACAAAAAGTAATTTTTATGTTATTATGTGGGAAGAATTAAGACCTTTCTTTTTAGAAAGTAATGATTATGAAGTTGTTGATAGATTAAAAAATGTTTAATCCTAATCCTAATATATCATTTAATACTTTTATTAAAGTGTATGATAATACTCTTACAGAGGAATTTTGTAGGAAAGTATGTTTAAAGATGGATAATGATAATAGAAAAAAATTAGGAGTATTTGGTAGAGATCGGAATACAGATCCAGAACATAAAACTTCTCTTGATTTAAAAATTAGTGAATTAAAAGAATGGGTAGAAGAGGATGATATGTTTTTTATGATTATAAATGAATTTATGAAAAAATATGTAGATGATGTACAAACTTCTACGAATGGTGATTTCTTTTATGGGCATCCAGATGATTATTTTTCAGATACTGGGTATCAAGTAATGCTTTATAAACCTGGTGGACATTATGATTGGCATCAAGATTATACAATTGATGCTTATCATGGTGTACGAGAATTAACATTTATATGGTATTTGAATGATGATTTTGATGAAGGTGAAACTGAATTTTTTAATGGTAAAAAGATTATACCTAAAACTGGAAGATTATTAATATTTCCTGCTAATTGGATCTATGTGCATAGGGGATGTACTGTTAAAAATAAAAATAAGTATATTGTTACTGGATGGTATCATCATCAGAGTTTGGAAACTAAAGATATGCTTGATAGAGTCAAGGATTATAACTCAAATGGTAGTTGGACTGAACCAACGATAAATAAATATAATCCATATTAGTTTATTATGGGAGCAAAATCTTTTTCTGGTGACGTTTTTCGTTTAAAAAATACAACTAATAATACTATAGATGATACTATAGGTGATTGGGAGTTTGTAGAGGGTGCTGAAAATTTGTATTTAATTAATAGACTTAATAATAAAAAATATAAAATTAATTTGACAGAAGTTTCATAGTGAATTGATTTTTATGTTATAATATGTTGTAATTATGGTGAAATAATGGGTGATTCAATACAAGGTAATCCAGGTAATCAGGGCAATCAAGGATTAGTAGAAGATTCATATTCAGATATGAGGACTAATTTACTAGTTGTTGATGGATTTTATCATAATGTTGATGGTGTGAGGAAATTTGCGTTATCAGAAAAGTTTGATGTTGTAGGAAATTATCCAGGAAAAAGAACTAAAGCTTTTAACAATGATAGTACACAAGATAAAATACAAAGTTTTCTTTATCCACATGCAGGAGAAATAATTGATTGGATGGAAAATGAAGATCAATATTGTGGATCTTTTCAAATGTCTTATGCTACTGATAGAAGTTGGATTCATACTGATGATCATAATAATTGGGCAGGAGTTTTATATTTAACTCCAAATGCTCCAATAACTGGTGGGACTGGATTTTATAGATCAAAAGTAAATGGATCTATCTATGGGAAAAATGATGATCCTGCTGGTGATTACGCACAGGATAAAACTCAGTGGGATTTGATTGGCGAAGTTCATAATATATACAATAGACTTGTTTTATTTCGTGCTGATCAATGGCACACTTCAATGGAATATTTTGGTAATAATAATAAAACTGGTCGACTTACACAAGTATTTTTCTTTAGTACTGAATATTGATATGGTTGACAAAAAAACAAATGTGTGCTATGCTGCTATAGCAAATATATTAAATGTACAATGGAAGACGAATTTTTAGAAAGTGTTGTCATAGATGTATGTGCTAAAACTTTTTTAATAGAAAGTGATCAAGGAGATAAAAAAAGGGTTACTTGTGATACTACTAAACAGTTTATGGATGTTTTGGCAGTAGTAACTGATCAAGCAGATCCAGAAATAATCAAATACGCAGATTTATCAGTAAATGACTGAGCACATTATTAAAACATATGTTATTAGTTTAGATTCTAGACAAGATAGAAAAGATCTATTTGAAAAAACTAATAATGGTAAATTAAATAATTATCAATTTGTATCTGCAACTGATGGCAGAAAAACACAATATAGTTTTTTAAAAAGATTGGGATATGATACCCAATATGATTGGGTTGATCCTATTTTAAATACAACCTTATCTAAGGGTGAAATTGGATGCTTTATATCTCATTATAAATTATGGAAGCAATGTATTAAAGAAGGTACATCATTTTTTATAATGGAGGATGATGCAATAATAAAGAATAGATTGCCATATAATGAAATAAATGATCTAATACATAAGGGATACAACTTTGTCTATCTTGGATGGAAAGAGATGGATGAGAATGGATCTATACCAATTGATGATAAATTTGTTGTTCCAAAATATCCATATTGGGGTTTATCATACTTAATAACTCCACAGGCTGCAGATATACTAGTTAATAAAGTTATTGAAAAACATATAATTCCTGTGGATGAATATCTTCCACTAAAAATGAAGCAATTAAATCCTATTGCCTACAAGGAAAATATTGTCATTCCCTGGGATAGAAATAAAGGTGGTAGTGATATTCATCCAACAGAGAGATATGATTACTATGTTGATTTTGATGTTCATTCTATCACTGTAGGAAGTGATCCTAATAAATGCGATAAGTTATTTAAATCTGGATCTTCTAATGGATTTGATTTTATTAATTTGGGTCAAGGTGTAGAATGGACTGGTGGGACTATGGAAGGTCCTGGTGGTGGACAAAAAGTAACTCTTCTTAAAAAGCATTTAGAAAAATTACCTGATAGAGATGTTGTAATTTTTTGTGATGGATATGATGTTTTTGTTGCAGATCATATAGATGAAGTTGTATCCAGATACCTTGCAATGAACCATAAAGTAGTTTTTTCTGCTGAAAGAAATTGTTGGCCAGATCAAGATTTATCAGACAAACTAATTCAACGTAATAGAGAATTAAATTCTTATGACACACCATATGAATATTTAAATAGTGGATTGTTTATTGGTAAAGTATCTGAATTAAAGAAAATCTTAAGTAAAGATATTAAAAATGCTGATGATGATCAGTTATTTTATCAAAAACAGTATATTTCTGGGGACTATGATATTATTTTAGATCAGGAAGCATATATTTTTCAATGTCATGAATCAAAAGTATATAAAGAGAGAGGACAATTATATAATCCATTAACAAGGTGTTTTAATTGCATATATCATGGTAATGGTGGAGAGGAAGAGAAAAAGACCTTTAATAATTTGTATGATGTTTTCTATAATCAATCAGCACCAATAGTTTATATTCCAACTTGTAATAAGTATGAAATCATTAATGGGGATATGCTTCTTATTGATTTTATGACTCCATATATGTGTGATAATTTAATTGAACTTGCTGATAAGAATGGTCAATGGGACAGTTTAAAATATGATAAATTTCCTGCAAAAGAAATTAGATTAAAAACAATGGGATTATGGGACGAAATGGAGAAGTATTGGAAAGAATCAATATATCCTATTGTTGAAGATTTTTGGTGGCCATCTATAATGTATGGTATAAGAGATGCTTTTGTTATGAGATATTCTTTAGATACTCAAACTAATTTAAATTTACATTGTGATGCTTCTCTTGTAACAGGATCGGTTAAATTGAATGATGATTATGAAGGTGCAGATTTAGTTTTTCCTAGACAAAGATTCTCAAATAAAGATATACCTGTTGGAAAATGTATTTTATTTCCTGGTCAATTAACTCATGGTCATGAATGTCAACAATTAATATCAGGTGTTAAATATAGTCTTACTATATGGACTTCTCGCTATACAGATGATTTAATTTGATAAAATAAATATGAATTAGTAATAGGCAAGGAATTATGTCCTACAAATATAAAATCAGCAAAAAGTTTTGTTGGTTTAGGGATGGGAGTATAATTGTTGCTATGTATTTTATAAACGAAAAACCATTTACTTTTGATGAATTGCCTGATGGACATCTAGAAGATGAAGATCTTTTGAGAGAAGCGGATAAAAATGCATCTTTTGATGATGAAGATATGTATAATAATTTTTTCTATTTAATTGAAGAGGAATTGCATCCTTGTTTTTTTGCAATTGATTTGGAAAATCCAGAAGAATTACCAGATGATTTAAATTATGCAATTTATGGGGAGGATTAACCCGCTAAATAGAACATAGTAATCCACCTGGAATCCTAGTATAAAAAGATGCCACTTAATAAATTAGAGAATTTCATAAAGAATGTTGAGGGTCGCATTCTCTATGTAAATCCAAATGACCTTGATGCTACTGATGGTATCGAAAACCAAGGTAATTCATTAACAAAACCCTTTAAAACGATTCAAAGGGCACTGATAGAGGCAGCAAGATTTTCATATCTTGAAGGTGATGATAATGATTTAGTAGAAAGAACGACAATACTTCTATTTCCAGGTGAGCATATTGTAGATAATAGACCAGGATTTGGTATTAGGAGTGATGGTGGAATTGCTAAAGCTATTCATCCTAATGGAAGTTCAGTATCTGGTGCACTTAATACCCTAACATTAACTCTTAATTCAAACTTTGATTTAACTCAAGAAGATAATATACTTTATAAATTTAATAGTACTAAAGGTGGTGTTGTTGTACCTAGAGGTACATCTATTGTTGGTTTAGATTTAAGAAAAACAAAATTACGTCCTAAGTATGTTCCTAACCCTACAGATTCTGATGTAGATAGTACTGCTATCTTTAGAATTACTGGTGCTTGTTATTTCTGGCAATTCACTATTTTTGATGGTGATGAGAAAAGTTATGTATATACTGATCCTAAAGAATTTAATAATAATCAATCAATACCAACTTTTTCGCATCATAAAGTAACTTGTTTTGAATATGCAGATGGTGTTAACACATTAGATCAGTTCAGTGGATTAACTGATCTTGATGTTTACTATAGTAAATTAACCAATGCATTTAACGTAGCATCTACAAGAGATATTATTAATAAGTATCCACTTGCTCCTAAAGATTTTTCCAAACAAAGACCTGAATTTGAGATAGTTGGTGCATTTGCAACTGATCCATTAAAGGTTACAAATATTATTTCTGGAGATGGTGCAACTCCTGGACAAACAGTTACAGTTACAACTAAATTACCTCATAATTTAACTGGTGGAACTCCAATTAAAATGAGAGATGTTAATGAAGAAGAATATAATATATCAACCAAAGTACAAAGTGTCTTAGATGATAATAGATTTACTTACTTACTTCCATTAGTTCCACCCAATTTAAAGGCAGGTCCTGCTGGTGGATTAAGTGCTGCTAATGCACAAGTTCTTGTTGAAACTGATACTGTAACTGGTGCATCACCATACATCTTTAACTGTTCTATGAGATCAGTTTATGGCATACAAGGTATGCATTGTGATGGATCAAAGGCAACAGGATTTAGATCTATGGTTGTTGCACAGTTTACTGCTGTGTCACTACAGAAAGATGATCGTGCTTTTGTAAAATATGATGAGACAAATAGAAAATATGATGGTCTTACTATTAATAGAAGGGTTGGTTCAGAATTAGCATCTGAATCTTCTTCAACTAATCCAGCAACAGTATATCACTTAGATCCTGGAGCAGTCTATAGGTATGATTGGAGAACAAGTCATATTAAAGTATCTAATGATGCTGTAGTTCAAATTGTTTCTGTATTTGCTATTGGTTTCCACAGTCATTTTAATATGCTGAATGGTGCTGATGCATCTATTACAAACTCTAACTCTAACTTTGGTCAGTTTGCTCTTGCTGCTGATGGATTTAAGAAAGAGGCATTTGAGAAAGATAATAAGGGATTTGTAACTTCTATTATTACTCCAAGAGCAGTTGTTACTACTGATAAAAAAATAGAATGGTTACAAATAGATCCTACTAAGACTGCTAGTAATACTGAAGATCCTAATAATAGATTATATCTTTTAGGACAAACTAAATTAAGTATTAAACCAACTGATATTGCTCAAGGATTTAGAATCGGTGCAAGAGTAGGTGAAAAGGTTTATGTTGATGTTACTGTAAATGATGTAGTATCTACTTATGAATCATCAATAGTGATGACTAAGAAGAATCATAATGATCCTTCTCTCAACACCTCTATTAATGCAACTACATCATCATCTGAGAAGATGGTTGAGGCTAAGCATACAGATGCTTCAAATTCATCAGATCCTTCAGTGTTTAATGTTGTTGATAACAATCATGATTTTAGTAATGGAGAAAGTGTAAGAATTATATCTGAGAGTGGTGATTTACCTGAAAATATAGATCCACATAAACTTTATTATGTTATTACTAATAAGGTAGGAGATCAAGGTGATTCTTCACTAGGTGTTGGGCAACTTAGAATAGCATCTTCTTATACCAATGCTACTTTAGCAACTCCTGTTTATATCAAGTCAATTTCTGATACTGATTCTACATATAAGATTATTAGTAGAGTATCTGATAAGAGACCAGGTGATATTGGACATCCAATGCAATGGGATGGAAGTCAATGGTATGTTTCAGTAAGTTCTACTGGTAATACTATTAAATCTAATATTGCATCTATAGATAATGAGAATATTTCATATGTTCACAGAAGAGATGATGATAGAAGTTTAGATGAGAAAATTTATAAACTTAGATATGTTGTTCCAAAAGAACTTGATAATGGTAGAGATCCAATAGATGGATTTGTAATTCAAGATTCTAGTTCAACTAACGTAAGATTTAATAGTGATTTTACTGAAAGTTCCATAACTAAAAAAGATTATGATTTTGATAGAAATACTAGATTTATAACATTCATTACTAAAAATGATACTAGTTCTAGGGTTACAGTTAGATCAGATAAATCACATAATTTAAAAGTTGGTGAGCAGATTGTTCTTAAGAATATAACCAGTAGCACTAATACTACTGCTGTTGATGATAAGGGATATAATGGTACGTTTGAAGTTACTGATGTAGTTGATGAAAAAACATTTAAGTATTCATATACTGATGTATATGGTATAACCCATAATGTAGGTATCTATTCAAATGACACTCATACCAGATCAACTTTACTGCCTAGATTTAATAGAAATGATCATAAAGGTAATTACTTTATCTATAGAACAGAAGTAATTACACCATATAAGAAAGATATTCAAGACGGTGTTTATCACTTATTCGTGTTGAATGGTGCAAATGAGATTAATGAAACCTCAAGTGAATTTACCAAGTTAAGATATAATCAGAGTATTACTGATTTATATCCACAATATGATAGGGATAACATTGTAGATAATCCTCAAGCAGCAACTACTTATGCTAAGAGACATCCTATTGGTGAAGTAGTTACTAATGATCTTAAGAAAAGTGTTACAAGAGAAGCTACTAATAAGTTTCTTGAAACATTTGATGTAACAAATACTATTACCAGTATAACTGATAATACTACAACTGCTATATTAAACTTTAATAAAGAGCATACTATAGGTGCAGTTAAGTACTTACCTGCTGTTAATAGTAGTGGAAATAGTGGTCATACTGATGGTACATACTATAATATTAAACTATTCAATACCAATGCTGCACCTGCAAGTGCTATTTGGGACGGTGCAACAGCAACAGTAGTTGTTAGTGGAGGAGCAATTACTTCAGCAACTCTTAGTGAGGGTGGTGCTGGATATACTAATGGCGAAACATTATATTTCGATAGTTCACCAACAAATGCTGGTGGTATTGGTGGGTCTCCTGGTGCTAATGTTACTATTGCTACTGCTAATATTTCAATAGCAACATCAAATTATGTTCAAGTAACTGGTATATCTACAGGAACGGATGGTTATTATAGAATTGATTCTGTAAATAATAAAACTGCTGTTCAAATTAAGAAAACTGCATCTGATGTAATATTAGTTGGACAACAGGTAGTAGATTTAGGTCCTGTTGTGGAAGTTTCAAGTGTTGGAACTCCTGCAACAGTTGAAGGTATTACTAGAGTTGAATTTACTTGTACAGGAAGACATGGATTAGTTAAAGGTAATTCACTTACTATAACTGATACTAGTAATGCTAAGGTTGGTGATTTTATTGTCGATTCTACTGATGGTGTTAATAAATTTACTGCCATTACTACTGGAGTAACAGTAACTTCTGCCAAATATGCATTAAAACATGGTCTTTCTTCTAATGAAGCAATATCAAGTAAGGCAGGTGAGAATCTTGATGTAAGAGGATTATCAGTATTTGATCATGAAACTTTACTTGTTGCGGAAGCAAGTGGATTAGGGTCAGGTTCTGCATCGATTAAAGTTACTTTACCTGATGGTAGTACAACTGCTGATTCAATTAAGGGTAGATTCCCATTAGGATCATATATTCAAATTGAAGATGAAATTATGAGGGTATCTAATAGTGCCCTTAGTGGTTCTAATGATACTATAAGTGTTATTCGTGGTGCTTTAGGTACATTATCAACTGATCATGCTAATGGATCTTTAATTAAGAAGATTAAACCATTACCTATTGAATTAAGAAGACCATCTATATTAAGAGCATCTGGTCATACATTTGAATATCTTGGTTATGGTCCAGGTAACTATTCAACTGCACTTCCACAACTTCAACTTAGAACACTTAGTGAAAGGGAAGAGTTCTTATCACAATCTCAAGAAACTTCTTGTGGTAATGTAGTTTATACTGGTATGAATGATAAGGGTGATTTCTATATTGGAAACACTAAGATTTCTTCTGCTAGTGGAGAGCAAATAACATTTGATATTCCAATTCCAACAGTAACAGGTGAAGATCCTAATAGATCTAGTGTTGTATTTGATGAAGTTATTGTTAAGGAAAGATTACTTGTTGAGGGTGGTAGTTCTGGTCAGATTCTATCTCAGTTTGACGGTCCAGTTACCTTTAATGGAACTGTTAGATTAACCGAGAAACTAACATTAGAGAATCATTTAGATGCTCAAACAATTAAAGTTCGTGATGATACAGATTCTAGCAGTTGTACAACAGGTGCATTAACAGTTAAAGGTGGTGTAGGTATTGCTAAAAAGGTTAATATCTGTGGTGATACTAAGATACACAAAGATACTGATACATCAAGTGAAACAACTGGTGCTTTAGTTGTTACTGGTGGTGTTGGCATTGGTAAGGATCTTTGGGTCAAATCTGATTTAAGAGTTGAAGGAAATGCAACCTTAGATGGTAATGTAACTCTTGGTAATGCTATTAATGACACAATATCATTCCTTGGTAGGGTTGGTACTGATGTTATTCCAACAACAAATGGTAATAAGGATTTAGGTAATAGTGGTAACAGATGGGGAACTCTACATGTTGTTTTTACTAAGACAGGTACACTTGAAGTAAGTTCTAATGTTGCTTCGACAAACAAAACTACTGGTGCTTTAACTGTTGTTGGTGGTGCTGGTATTGGTGGTGATCTGAATGTTGGTGGAGACATCACTGCTTATGCTTCTTCTGATAAGAGGTTAAAGGATAATATAACACCTATTCCCAACTCTCTTGATAAAGTTCTTTCAATTAGTGGTAATACATTTAATTGGAACTCAGCATCAAGTAAGGAAGGAAAAGGAGATACTGGTGTAATTGCTCAAGAGATTGAAGCATTAGATTTACCTGGTGTAACTACTATTAGAGATGATGGTAC